TTTTCATTATTCTTCTTATTTTATACTTTAATATACTAAATTTCTTTTGCTAAACCTATTCCTTTTGAACCTTTTGCCATATTTTCCTCCCACCATAATGGTTGAAGATTTGTATAGTGGCTCAATTTGTATATTTCTTCTTCTGTTTGAGCTGATGAAATAGGTGTAATATGATCTATATTCCATTTACCTATACCCTGACCATAGTTTTCTAAACACATACCTGGTTTGAATTGGGATTGTAAATGGAGAATAAATTGTTCCATAGTACAACCCAGAATATGTTCTGTTTTTTTACCTTTTTTGTATTTGTTTTGACATGCCCTTTTAAATGCATTAGATGTCATTGATCTAATACTATAGTTCAATTTAAATAATGGATCGTTTTGTTTTCGGTTTTTTTGATATTCCTGGGCATATTTGGGGTTGTTAAGTTTCCATTGTTTAGCCTTTTCAGAATTACCTTTATATGATTCAGGATGGTTTTTGTAGTGATTTGCTGTATAAGGGGTTTGGGTTTTTATACAACATTGTTTACATGATGATTGTTTACCATCTTGCGTTTTGGGATGGGAATAGAAATCAATTAATGGTTTTTCTATACTACATTTTGTACATTTTTTCATTTAAAAAAAGAACCTCAATGGATTTCGAGGTTGCGGGCTCTACTTTCCATTGAGGTTTTGTTTAAATATTTTACACCGTAGCCGCAACTCTACGGTTATACATATTGGAACTTATTGTTCTTGTTGTTTAAAGGTTAGCAAATACTTCCATTGCATAAGCGAAAGACAATCCAACACCAAGTATACAGCCATATACTATTCCTTCGTGTTTTGGTTCTTTACTCTTTCTATAAATAAGAATTAATGAACTACACACAATAAATTGTACTATTGCTAATGTTATTACAATATAAAATTTAATCATTGTTCTTGTTTAAAGGTTTCGTTGTAGTATTGCTTAGCATAAAATTTATCAGACATTACAATTTTATCCGCATCATATCTGCCATTTAGGTAAGCATCTTTAATGTCCTTCTTCTCCATTTGAATAAATGGTGCAATTACTTCTTCAATTGGCTGTGGTTTATTTTTACCCGTTTTGTCAAATTCATTCCAAGCATTTGACCATAATCTTAAAGCATCTACGGCTTGTTCTACTGCTGTTTTCATTGTTCTTGTTGTTTAAAGGTTTTTATGTCTAGGTTTTTCTTTCACCCACTCCTTAAATTCTTTATAGTATGCTATAAACTCAAGCATGATGTAAGAATTTTTAATGTGTTTAATTAAAATATCTATTGCTTTATAAAGCAAAAAGAAGAATAAACTTAGTGTTCCGATTATTGCTGATGTCCATAAAATGGCCATTCCAACTATTTCATAAATTAGTTTCATTGTTCTTGTTGTTTAAAGGTTTTACATTGTTTAGGTTGAAAAACTCTCCAATAATCAAGTGAGGTTGTCATTATACCTTTGTTAAACTCATGGGTTATCCATTTATAATTGTGATTAACTCCATCAAAAAACCATTCTACTTTTTCTACATTAATATCTTTTGAAATTGAACTACCCAAAATTTCTACTGTTTGTCCATCTTGAGGGTGGTTTGATTGTGTTAGTTTAACAAAACCGTGTTCCTCTGCAAATTTTTCTACTGCTGTTTTCATTGTTCTTGTTGTTTAAAATCTATCCAATCTAAACCAAAAAATATCTTCATCATTTTTCTATGAATCAATTTTGGTTTATATGTCAAACAAAATGTTGTTGCTAAATTGTGGTTTCCTAATCTATAACCACCTACCTCTTGTTGTACTTTTAATGAATTATTCATTGTTCTTGTTTTTCAAAAAGTTTATTTGCTAATGCTTCTGATATTTCATCAAATACTTTACCTGATAATTTCGCTCTTTCCTTATAGCCATTAACAAAATCTTTTCTTCTTTGATTTTTCTCGATTACTTTGGCTTGATTAATTACATCACTAAGTTGACGACGTGTTAAAACTGTTTCTACATCTAATTGCTCAACTAACCATTCTACTGCTGTTAATTCTTTTTCTCTGCTCATTTTCCTTATTTTATACTTTAATATACGAAATCTTTTTTACTTCTCCAAATTTACTTTAAAAAACCCGCCCCACATTGCTGTGAGACGGGGTAAAAAAGAAAACTACTGTTATGAAGAGCAGCGTAGTCAGGACAGGATTCGAACCTGTAATGATGCAACCATATAGGGTGTGATACCGTTTTCACATTACGCATTACCTGACTATATAATAGAAGGCGAGAGCTTATTGCAATTCGTCTCTCTCGTCCACTCACAGGGTCATTGATGCCTCTATCCTGATTGTGGCTTCCGCTTGCCTTCTATTTTTTGCTTAGGCAGCTACGAATTCAGCTGCCATTGCAAATAATTTTTGGTTGATTTCCATGTCTTGTTTAAAGTTTTTCACTTTACGTGCTTTACGTTGTTTAACACCTGAAATGTAATTGAAATCACCATTTAATATTTTTTCTTGAATTACGTTGAATACAGTCCATAAATCAGTACCTTTATCTTCATCACGTGTTGGCTCAAGTAATTGATCTAAATCGATTTGAATATTTTCAACTTGTTCTTCTGTGAAACGAGTTGTCAATGCTTTTTTAGCTAAATCTTGAGCTTGTTCTTCAGTCAATTGGATTTGTTTCATTTTGTTCATTGACTCAACAGTCAAAGGCAATTGCTCAACCATTTCACGAATTTGAGCTTGCAATTCCTCAAATGTGTAGCCCATATGACGCATTTTTACATCATTGAATTGCTCAGTTGAAATAACCAAACCATTCTCACATACCATACGGAATAGGCCTGCTGTAAACGTAAATGCGTTTTTACCATCATTTGAATTTGTTAATAGGATTTGTGGAAATACTGTGTCGCCATCGGCACCATTAATTACTACATCTGGATTGCGAAATACAACTAAGTGTTTTTGGAATCCTTTTGTTCCCTCTTTGCGAGCTTTTACCTCTTTGGCATCAACAACACCCCATCCTAGTTGCTCCATATCTTCAATCACTCGATTGGTTGGAATGTGGGTAAATTTGTCTGAAACCGTTGGAGCGGCTGTTGCTGTAAAAATTGACTTAGCGCGTTGCTTAACTTCATCTAATGTCAAAAAATTGTCTTGGCTTAAATCTAACATAACTTTCTTTTTTTAATTTTTCTTTCTTTTCTTACTTTCAATATACGAAATATCTTTCAGATCTCCAAATTTATTTGTAAAATTTACTATCGTCTATTTCAATTACGTATTCATCTTCTACTTTGTAGTAGTCGTCTTCTTCATCAGAACCTATTTCATCAATGTTGTCTTCTTCGTCTCTATATTCGGGTAACAATCCAGCTAATTCAATAATATACCAAACCCTATTTTTGTACAAGTCGATTGATGTACCATTGATTTCAGTATAATCTTTTACTGTTAATACAGCCAATTCAGCAATTAGTTCACAGGTGATTTGATCTACCTCTTCTATGTTTATAGTACCTGCTTTGAAACGTGTTTTCAAATCCAAATATTTTACTTCAATTGTGTGTTTTTCTTTTTTAGCCATATTATTTTTCTTTGTTTAATGCGTCTCTAATTATTGCTGCTATTTCATATTCTTCTGATTCAACAGCAAACTTTTGAATATCCTCTAATAGTTTTTCAATGTCATTGTTAAATTCTACCTCTAAGGCGTATTGCAAATAACATTTATTTTTTCCATTTAAACTACTATTTGCAATTGCTGGGTGGATGGGGAGTAGTTTTGCTAGTAACTCGTATGCTTCATCAGGCAATTCATCTTCAAATTCTTCCATTTTCTTTCTTTTTATAGGTTCAATATACGAAAATTAAGCATCTACTAAAATTCCGTAGTCAATTTTATTGTTTGAAAGTGCAAACGACAATTTTTTGTTTACGTTTCCATTTCTATTTTTGTTGAACATCATGAAGCAACCTCCACCATCACGTTCTGACTCACGTCTCATTTCAAGCATGCCGTCTGTCATGTGTTTCAATTTGTTTGAACCTACAAACTCACCTGATTTAGTTACTTGCTGAATCAATAGGAATGATGTGAATTGGTTTTGTTTGTTTTCACCTTTATTGTTTCGAACACATGATTCAACTAACCATGACTCAGCTGTTTTACGATCCCATCCGTTATCGTCACGAGCACCTTCAATAATTTCAGCAATCGAGTCAATCAAAATCAAATCATAGCCAATATCAAATGCTTGCTCAATAACATCTTTTGTATTGTATTGCATAAAGTCAGATGTGAACAATGTATCTACAATACCAAACTGCTTGAATCGTTCTGTATATTTGAACATTTGCTTGCGACCCATTTCACCTGAAATGAATAGGCATTTACGACCTTTGTTTTGAACAGAAGCTAAAACATCAAGCATCACTGTTGTTTTACCAATTCCAGGATCACCAATTGCCATAATGTTTGTTGCACATGGTACTCCTTGTTCGTGGGAAAATAGTGTATCTAGAGCAGGTACTCCTGTTGGCATTGCTTCAAGCATTCGCTTGTCAATGTCTAATTTATTCAATTTGGTGATTGAGGAAAAATCAATAACTGAAGGAACAGGCATCAAATTTTGTACTTTTGCTGGGCGTCCTCGTTTTCCGGTTGTTTGTCTTTTTGTAATGTTCATAACTTTTCTTTTCTTTTTATACAATCAATATACGAATTAATCTTTTAATCTCTTATTCCTTTACAGAAAATATTTTTCTAATTTAAATGAAGTCCCTTGTTTGATCATTTTAATTTGTTCGTCATTTACTAAATGTTTAGCTGAATCAAAGTCATCACTAAAATCCGGATAACCACCTCGTAAACCACAAAAAACCTGAGCCAATTCATTCAAAACTATGAATGTTGGTTCAGGTTTGGGTTTGTTTTTTTTATCTAAAATAGCTTTCATTTCCTAATTTTCTAGGAATATACGAAAGGGGGCTTACGCCCCCTATTCCTTAACTATTTTAATTCAATCTCTGAGATCCATTCAGTATCACCGTATCTATCTTTTACATCATATTGGAGTTTACATTCGACTCCTCTCAATGTATCTAGAACAATTAATTTTGAATCTGATACTTTTTCATGGACGATTTCACCAATTTTGTATTTGTGTTTTCCATATTCTCGAACATCACATCCACAATCACAACTTGCAAGTAAAAATATACTTAAGATAACTGCTAAGAATTTCATATTACTTAGTTTTTAATATTCAAAAACGTTCCACCGTTACCAGCAACTGTTCTTGGCAATTTACCGTCCCATGCTTGAGCTTTAATATACTCAATATACAATGGCGATAATTGATTTTGTTTAATTTTGATTGCTAATGCGGAAGCTTGAGCGTTAATGATCGTTTCAGCTGAATCGGCACGTGCAACTGCTACTTTACGTTTACCTTCTGCTTCTGCAGCAATGGCTTGTTGTTCAGACGCTTCTGCTTGTTGAATGGCTTTCGTTTTGTTGATGATCGATTCTTGCAATTCAGCAGGTGGAACAATATTGGTACGTAATTGAGATACATTAAACCATTTTGACAATCGAACATTACACTCAGCAACAATTGCTGCTTCAAATGATTGACGGTGGTTAAAGATACTATCTACTTCCCATGTATTTGATACGTCGTTTACAGCTCCAATAATGGCATTTTTCAACCAACCTTGTTCAACTTCTTTAATATCTCTACGTAAATTCACAAACATATCACCAATAGCATCCTCACGTAGCGAGTAGTTGAATGTTGGTTTGATTGTAGCTGAGAATCCACCTTTCAAGATAACTGGTTGATCATCGTATTCAATGTGTTGTTGGTAAATTGGGAACTCTAACATTTGTTCTGTCCAAGTGTTATAAACTACCCATCCTGTTTTGTATTGGTAACTTGAAACACCACGTTGAGAACCTACCAAGTTGATTTTCAATCCTTTATTACCACTATCTACTTTCTCAATGGCAAATGGTTGAACAAGACTTGCAACAATTGAGATTACAAAAATAGCAACCACTTTAATAATTAATGAGGTGTTTGCAACTTCTCGATCATCACCCCAACGATCTTGTTTTACAACTGTTTTTTCTCCCTTGATAAAGATCAATCCGGCAACAATTAAGCCTACTACAAAAATAATTCCTGAAATCATAACTTTTAAATTAATTTATAAAACATTTTACATAACCGCAAACTTACATAAAGCCATACTCCAATTGCGGCCATTTGGAGGTAACCATTTACTTCTCGGCTTATAACATATTCGCCTAAAAGACTCGTTAATATAATAAAGGTTGTTGTAATTGCCAAGCCTTTCATTACTGTGTTAATACTTTTCATCTTATTTACATTTCACCGTCACCTAAATCATCAAATGCATCTGCAGCATCTTCACCTGCACTTTTAACTAACTTTTTAGTTGCATTTGCTTCCTCTCCGGTAGCTACATTTACTACATCTTTTACTATGGCAACCGGTGTTAATGCTGTTTTAACTGTTGCGCTAATAATGTTTGAAAAAAATCCCATATATTTTATTTTAAGCGTTCACGAATTGTTTCTAAATCGGTTACATTTGCAAATTTACCGTCTTTGTAAATGGTTTGAAGTTTTCCATTGGCTTCTCCATCCCAACTAACTTTATCAGCTAATACCAATTTTCCTTCATTATCAGTTGCTACACATAATAAACCTGTTGCTGATTTCTTTGTTCCATCATCTGTGATTGGATCTTTGAATATTTCACGTCCTTCTCCATTTACTTCAACATAAGTTGCTTTCATTGCAAATCCAAATGTATCTCGAGTGTTGTATTGATATGTAAATGAACCGATACCTAATACTACGTTTGTTGATGCAAATCCTTTAGCTTCCAATCGAGCACAAATCTCATCTGCGCGATCAATTGTAATTGAATCACCATAAATTGCTCCGATACTTGAATTAAGAACTTTATAACCTTGTTCGTTAACTGTTCCACCAAATACATCCCAAAGTAATTCGATAACACCTTTATATGAAGGGTGTTTGATGACTGCGTCAAACACTATAACAGGACTTGTATTTAATCCACAAAGAATATCGGCAGGATCCCCAGAATCAGGGCGAATAACCAACTTACCATCGCGATTCATAATTTCATCTTTCAATGTAACCACGTGTTCAGTACATACTTTCCACAAATCCCAAGTATCAGATACAACTGATAAGATTCCTGTTGGGTATGTTTCTAGTAAACGACGGAATGTTTCTACTTCATCCTCTTTACCTCCGGCACACATTACTGAGTGTTCAGTTGCATTTACAGAACCACAAACAGCATCTTTAGCTCCATAATATTTACGTGCTCCATAGATAGCAGGTAAACTATCTGAACCCATAAATGAAGTTAAGTGGGCTACACCTGAGCTAATGACTGCTTCAACGCTATCCATTCCACGCATTGAGAAGTCATGTCCTTGCCAATCAATAAACCATGATTTTTCAGCATCGGTTTTTTCTTGCCATTTAGTCAATACTTTACGGTATTGGTGAGCAATAGTAGCTGATGTCATTGGTTTCCATAACAAGTTGGATAAAATTGTTTCCAAGTAATTAGTTACCCAATAGAAATCCGGGTGTGTATTGTAAATAGTCAATACAGGTACTTTAATTGGAACCAATGTACCTTCAGGTAATGCTTTTACGGCAATTGGAAGATATTGCAAATCCCAAAGCGCTTCAAAGTGAGATACATCATAATCTGTGTTCAGATACATTGACAATTCACGTTTCATTTCTCCGCATACATACTCCTTTGGTTGATGGAAGAACTCTTTCTCAAATGCTTCATGGATTTGTTTCATTACCATTTGTTGACCAAATGATACTACTTGATCACACCCTTTTGGAGCATATTTGTTGCTACGTGGTGTAAAGTTTGAATAAACCAACGTTGTTCCTTTTGGGTATTGTTGGTGGTGGCCTGTTTTATAACCGTCTGTTA